TTATCCATTTTTATTTATATAAAGCTAATAACTTTCCTTTAGTAATTGGACCGAAATTACCAAGTGATGGTTTTATATTATACCTTAACTGAAAAGAAATCAAGGCCTGAGTTGTAACATTACCAATTACTCCTGTACTGTCTACATTCACAGGGAATAAACCTTCCCATTTTAGACAATCCTGCATGCTTGCAATTGATCCGTCAAACTTCGGTCTAGAAACCAAATCGTTATTTTGAACTCTGAAGTTCATTAAATATGATGTCAAAAAACATCTTGCGTTAAAATACTCTTCTGAAATGAGTCTCTGTCCATTCATGGCATATGCAAGTCCCCATGAATCATCTATTACTAAATATTTCTTACCGTTAAATAAAACATAATCTACGACGGTAACAGAGTGTCCAGAAGTGGTTGGCTGAGGAAGAACTGTGGGCATATTAGTCCATTCATCGTGTGAGAAGCGAAACCAAACCATCACCGCTCTTCCCGTCGCTTCCAATGTAGAGGCCACTAATTCAAAACTTGTTGGCATAGAAATTCTACTGAATTTATACACCTTTGCTAAATCATCAAAATAAGATTCTTTCTTTACAGACATCGCGCCTGCATCATTTATTTTTTGGGACGGCATAAATGACTCAAATACGTTCCCCAATTTGGGAAATACAGAGTAAATATCGGTAGAACTACAACCAGATAAAGACGGACTTGTTCTATATTGATAGGGATAAGAAGAAGAAAACTCAACATAGACTCCATACTTTTCTTTAAAGTAAATAGAACATTCTTTTGCATAAGTCATAACAACACACTGTCCTGAACCATCCTGATCTCTAATCGGGAATTTCTTCCACTGATCTTGAGTTTTTTCAACCCAAGTTACAGGTCCAGCAGTAGCCACTACTTCATTAAAGTTGTAGTTTTTGGCTTTCTGGGCCGTTGATTGATCATCTCTAGCTCCAAGGTAAGGTGTATTATCCATATTATTTTTTTATTAAAATATCTAATTTTGCGTTCAATCCTCCTAATTCTTTTGCCATTTCTCTTTCATATACTGTCTGGTTTGAGACGTGGCTTCTCAACTCGGATTTGACTTCTTGTAGGTCATTTTGCATGACTTTAACAACGCCGTCCTTCATATCTTGGAATCTGGTGTCAAATTTTTCCGTGAGTGCTCTAAATTTCTCGTCAAACATTTTGTTATCCCCTTTTATTTTTTCATCAAATCGAATGTCGTTCTCAGCTGATGTTTCCTGAGGTTTTCTAAAGTAATTAAAGGCTCCAAATATCATAGCTAGGACACCCAAACTTCCTCCAATAATTGATATTAATTCTGATATTTCCATATTGTTATATTATACTACAGTCCTACATAAATAAGAAGAAATTGCCCGTATTTGTTGGTATTGGAGGTGTTCCACCGTCCAAATCAAAGTTCGCAGCGGTTCCAACAGGTGGAGTATACGCTTCTAAAACCAAATCTGCTGCTGTTCCTATAGGTGGTGTATACATAAAATTAAGCTGGTGTTAACTCCCAAAGCGATTTTGCGTTGTATTTCACTCCTCCATCCGTATATTCTATACAAACATGGTATTTATTCGTTGAAGGGGCATAGAATGAGTAGTTTCCACTTCCATCAGTCGTTGTTTGATCAACTTCTACGTTATCTATTTGTCTAATGAGTCTTACAACGGCGCCAGAAACACCCACACTCGATTTTGTTGCTTGTCCTGCTATTACAGTTGATGGTGCAGCAAAGATCCAACCCACATTGTCACTAGTTGTCACTCCAATTGTATTTGTCGCAACGGAATTTGCGCCCGCATATGCAGTACCTGTAACCACTGAATCAGAAATAGACAAGTAATCAGAAACGATTGTTTTTTTGTTGTTTAATACAAAACGTGTACCAGGTGTAGTTGATTTTATTGTAATTACATTTCCAGGATTTCCATTAACCGTAAAGGTGTTACATGTTGTGGTCATGTTTGCCTGAAATGATAGGTTGTGAGCGATTGTCCCATCGTCCTTAATGTCGTTAAAGGTTGTATTTACACCCACTTGAGATTCACCACTACTTGCCCCCCTAGCAAACCATAGGTTATTGTAGGTTAATACTCCTCCCTCAAAGGTAACTGTGCTTGAAGAGGTATTTGTCATTTTAATTGTAGAAGTACTTGGATTGAGTGTAATACCAACTAAACCGACGATTCTCCAGGCCGTTCCAGTCCCAGTAATTGTCCATGTATTAGTACCCAAATTAAGAGTTCTAACGTTACTATTTACTGAGTTGAAAGATCCCAAAGTTAAAGCTTTATTATTTGAATTAAATGTTCCCTGTGTGAGAACCAAACCCGTGGCGGAAAAATCATCTTGAAGTGTCCAAGAGTCAGTGACGTATGATGAAAGAAGTGCCTTTCCAAGTGTTACTGCGCTTAATAGTGTTTTTGAGTTAGATGTAATTGTATTATTTGCAAAAGTAAGATCTGTTCCAATGGCTCCTGTATAAGTTATTGTCATTCCACTTCCCAGTGTCAAACTTCCATTCAAGGTTAGAGCTCCTGATCCTGCCAATGTTCCAGTAAAACCCGTGAAGTTAAGATTCCCCACTGCAGACGCTGAATTTATCGTAGATATACCTGACCCAGAGTTTGCCGTGAAGAAAACATCTGTATCCCCAGTAGGAATTGATGCATATCTTGGACCCCCATCAGTTGCAGACCAGTTGGTGTTGCTACTCCAGTTTCCGTTGCCTCCAGAAACCCAATATCTAGTTGGAGCTGCGGGTAAGTCTGACCATCCTACGCTATTTATAAAGGAACTGTTTGCTCCCCCAACCCATGTTGCTCCTCCTGAAACTAGGGTATCTTTTGCTAATATATAATTACATGTATTTGTTCCAGCGGTATCTATTAGTATTGTTCTTGTTCCAGCGGTCGCTGAAGACAACGTTATTAATTGACTTTCTCTTCCAGTGATAGCAAGTGACGCGAATGTGTTTATTGTTGTTGCTGGGAATGTGTCTATGTGTGCTGTTGTACCACCATCAACAAAAGATGCAAAAGTATTTGCTCCCGTTATTGTATTTGTTCCAGTACTCAAACCTCTTGAGAACCAGATATTGTTGTATTGTCTACCCCCTCCAGCAAAAGTTATACCTGTTGCACTTATATCACTTATCTTTAAGGTGTATGATCCGCTTAATGTACCGAGTGTTCCAGTAAATACTGTTCCCGTTCCAGTTAATAGGTGTGTCTCAGAACCTAGATTGATTGTCTGTGCAACTCCGCTCATCGTAAATAAACCAGTTGAAAGAACAAAACTGTTTGTATTAAATGTTCCATTTGTAACTGTGAGTGTTCTGGTAACTCCCATTGTTAGATTATCTGCTAGTTGGAAAGTTCCACCGACTCCATTGATCGTAATTGGATAATCAAGCGTTTTGGTATTTGTAGTTATTGACTTAGTCCCAGAGGTTGCGGCAAAAGTCGTTGCGTTTGCTCCCCCAGTGTGTGTTCCTGTATTTGGAACAGTCAAATTTCCATAAATTGTTCTAACACTGTTTGCTGTTGTTCCTGAATAACCCGTAAAGTTTAAACTTCTAATTCCAGCGGTTATCGTGGTTGCATCTGTTCCTGCTGTTATACTGAAGTGTGCACTACCCAATTCTGTTGATGATCCCGTTATTGTTCTCGTTCCAGTTGCCCCTGAGTAATTAAAATCGATTATCGGAGTACATGTTAATCCTGTCGAAACTGCACTTGTCCAGACAGTTGTTGCATTTCCCGTTACAAGAAAGGACCCTCCAGTTGCCACATCTAAAATGGCTCTGGTTACTGTTCCAGTAGTATTAAATATTCCAGTAGAAAAAGTATTTCCATTAAGATCAAGATTTCCAGAAGTTAGGGTATATGTTTGGGCCGCAGCTAATATAAAATCTCCTGCACCTATCTGATAAGTACCCTCCCAGTTGTCTTGAATGACAGCTTTTGTTAATGTAAGTCCCGCTGTATCCAAAACTCTTGTTATTCCGTGTCTCCCTCTTAACGTATAAGTTTGTGTAGCGGCACCAAGGGTCATCCCCGTTATAAGGATAAGCGACCCATAAAGATCACATGCCGTTGACATCGTAAACGTAAAACCAGTTGTCCATGTTGCTCCTGTAAAGTTTATTCCTGGACATCTTATTAAATCCTGGACTATTGTTTGTGAAGTTCCTAAGTCCACACCATTAAAAATGGCAGTATCCTGTGGTAGAGGAATTCTTGATGTCCACCTTGCTACTGTTGAAAAATTTCCTCCAGCAGTTCCATTCCATATTTGATTTGTCGCCGTTGTAAAAGCTGCGGCACCGAGTGCCTTAAACGTATTTCCTCCACAGTCTCCTGTGTAGTATGTCGCTCCAGATACATCCCAAGTTGCTGATCCTATTCCAAGTATATCTCTGAAATCTACGTTCTCTGCAGAAACAACTCCACCGACACTTATACTTCTTTGTGTTCCAAAAGAAGAAGAGGAAACAAGGAGTCTTTTGGTATTATCTGTCCCGTGGTTTATTGTTAGATTATTCGAAATTATCGTTCCTCCTGCCCCAGCTATAGAGAAAACGTTCGCTGCGGCTGGAGTTGTAGCAACTAGTGACAGATTATAAAAGTTCGTTACAACAGTTGGTGTATAAGTTGGAGTTGCCCCAGTAAAGGTAAAGTTCTTACCATTAGGATTAAGTGTACCCGCCGTCATTATAAAGTTGTAGGCCGTCGATAAATCATCTTCTAGTTGAAATGTTTTTCCAGTTCCATTTATGGTAAGATTAGATGGAAAAACCTTGCCAGCTCCTGTTTTTATATATTTTATTCCCGCTACATCTGTAGTTCCATTACCGTTAAGTGTAATCGTGCTGGCACCAGCAGTGGCTGTCATTGTATCCGACAACTTAAGACTACTTGCACTAAAACTTGTATTTGCTAAAGTTCCTGAGAATCCTGTAAAATCAAGATCACCGAGTACAGCTCCAGAATCAAAACTAATTATGTCTGTTCCTCCTATAAATTTAAAAGAGGGGTTAAGAGAACCGTGAGTCGTAGAACTTCTAAAAGATCTCGTTCCAACAGAACCTGTATAAGTACATGTAATATATGGAATATTGGTTAAAGTTACCGAAGATGATGCTATACCCAACCACAACACTGTATTGTTTCCAGAAAGTCTTAGAGATCCTCCTCCCACACTATCCTTAAAACCCCTAGTATTTGGGTCTGCCCCATCAATCTGTATAACTTTAAATTCACATGAATGCCCGTTAAGTTCAACTTGGCCGAGGGTGCATCTATAACCTGTAGCGTCGTTGCTAACAAAGTCATCTGCAAGAATAATTGTCCCAGAAGAAGTTCCTTGTTGTATATAACCCTTCCAAACAACACCATTTGAGGTTATAATGTTTGTTCCTTTCATGTTTGACAGAGCACTAGTACAAGTAAGACTCATTCCTGCCTGTAAGGTAAGATTTCCATAGAAACTTGAAAAAGAGGCACTTCCAGCAATAGTTAAATTTGGTGATACTCCTGTAAAATCAAAACCCCCAATCGATCCACCGACAGAGTTAATTGTACAAGTTCCTATCCCAGAGTTTCCATCCCAACATGCGATTGTACTGGTATCATTTGGTGCAGCTATTCCATCGGCAATTAAGTTACCAGAATTTCTTGACCAGTGGGTTGCACCGTCGCTCCAGTTTCCAGTTCCTCCATACCAGTACACTTTTAGTGGATTGTTTTTAACAGCGCTTGGATTTGATATATTGATATTTTCTGCCACACCTATTTCATAATCAAAAAGTGGAAATTGAGTTGTTTGTTCAGATATTCTTATGTCATTAACTATATCAATCTCTAGGTCTCTATTCCTCGTTAGATCTTCCGAAACACTCAATCTATCTACCACGCCTATTTCGAAATCAAAAAGAACCCACTCTGTAGGTAGTTCAATGATATTAATATCATTGACAATGTTAATCTCATAGGTAGTAACACCCAGTGAGACTTCTCTTATATTTAAACCATCAAAAATATCTATATCCATATTATGCTTCCTGACCTAGCGCTAGCAAATTCCACTTTCCTAATCCCCCATTCCACTTGAATCCGAGGGTTAGTGTCTTGCTTGCTACCGTTGTGCTTGGAAGGGCGACTCCACCTTTAGCGACATAATTCGTTCCGTAAGTTAAAGCTCTCGGTGTTGCATCTGAAGTAATTGCAATGATTAAATTCTCACCTTCTGTAGGAGTTGACGTAACGTGATTAGCAATGTCTAATGGTGCTGCCTGTGCAGTGATTTCAAAATAATCATAAGTACTTATTTCTGGCGTTAGAACTCCTGGTGCTCCAGCTATAGATACGGTTGTATATTTTCTTGGAGTATTTCTCTTGTTTGAAAGGGTTGCTGCGGCTGAGGCTGTAAAATATTGTGAGTTGGTTGCATTATCTCCAGTGTTCGTTCCTGATGTATTTCCTACCACTGTAGCTTGTGCTGATGTTAAGTGATAATACTCTGTTGCTGCACCTCCTTGAAGTCCTGCTAAGTCGTTGTGTTGAGTTACAAGTGGAGTTGAGAAGTGTGAATATCTTGTTGTCCCATTGTGTGAAAAGTATACTGTCCTTGTTCCCGTTGATACACCAAAGAAAGCAGAAGCTAAAGTATCTGTTGCTTCCACTGTAAATGCGTCCTGAACTGAAGTAACTGTGTAAAGTTGTAGTCCTGCGAATAGTGGTGATGTTGCTACGTTGTTTATCTCACCAGTTGTTACTCCAAATAGTTTTTTGTGAGTTGAATAAGTTACACCTGCTTCGTTTGTATAAGTTGCTGGAACTTCTATAGTTACCGTTATATTATCTACGCTTGTAAGTATTCTGTAATAACCTTGTGGTGTTTGTAGGAATGAATCTGAATCTTTTGTTCCACCAACATTAACATTCGCAGCTAAGAATGGTGTTCCTGTTGAAGCTGTTGCTGTCTTAGAAGTTGCAGTTAAATCTGTTGTGGTTAATGTTCCTACTCCTGGTCTTACTCTGTTTACGTTTTGTGTTATTGAGGTTACGTTTGTTGCTGATGATACACCTGCCCAAATACTAAATTCCCATACTCCACCTGCGATAGTTGTAAGCCCTATTGGTGCGGTGTTAAGATATGTTCCGTAAAGAACTGGAGAGGTTGCTGCTGTTATCGAAATTGAATCTACATCTTCGGCTGTTGTTACTGGTGTTTTTGAAAGTGTCTTTATCGGATAAGTTGATTGTGTTCCTGCTGGTGTAATTGCTGTATCATCTGGGAACATTTCTACTCCTGCTCCTGCTGAAACAGAACCTACTTTATAATCTCTTGTAATGTTTACATAAACTCTACCTGTTGAGGCGTCTTTTAACATAACTCTGCCCACTATCGTATCGTAATCTTCAGTGTTTGGTTTTACGTTTGTAAGCATGCCTGCTGTTGCTGCATCTAAGTATAATTTGTCATTTAAGTTCCAAGCTGATGTATCTAAATTGTTTACATTTCCTCTAATCGTTACATAACCATATTCTGTTGGTGCTATTGTTGTTGAAGTAACAAGTCCAAGAACTGCTGAAGTTTCATCCAAGTCTCCTTGTGCTAGTGATATGCTAGGAACACCTGCTTGTGTACCTGAAACATAAACAACTTTACCTTGTCCTATAGTTGAACCAGTCCCATTATAAACATAAGCCATTGTTTCTTGACCTACTTGTAATCTGACATCATCTTCTAATTCTACTACTGGCGTTTTCCAATCTACATCCCAGTATAATTTGCCTATTTCTGTTGCACCTATTGTTGGTGTGAGCCCAAGAACTATTGGTTGTGGAATACTTACTCTACCAGCATCATCCACAACAACTGATTGTTCTGGTGCCATATCATCATTGGCAAAGACTCTATGCGAAAACGCATGATCTGGTACATTCAATGGATCGTTTGCTTGTGGTAATTGTATTGCCATTTATTATTTAAATTTGTCCTGGACCTACTGATCGTCCAGCGACCTTATCGTGAACATTAATTTCTAAAACTGAGGGATCTTTCGCTGCTGTAACCTCCTTAATTGGTTCTACTGGGGGATTAGTTCTAAACTCGAAACCGATGTCTTTTCCAGGTGCGACATCTTCGCCACCTATCTGAACACCGTCAAGATATAGTTTACCCTTACTAAAAAGAACCTTATGCACTTGACCGTCATTTAAATTGTTATTATTCATATATTGGCTATTTTATCATAGTCCTAATAGAAAAACACCCCATTTCTGAGGTGTTTGTCTAGTCGCTAGTTAATCTCTTTTGGTTTAACCCCCTTTACTGGAGCGTTCTTTAGTGGAACTCCTCCTAAGGGATACATTCTTCCAGTGTTATCAATGTGTTGGATTAGAATGTTAGTATCTACTAAGAAAGGATATTTCTTCTTTGCAAATTGTGGCCAACCTGCTTTTGTAAATATATCGTCTCTCATAACTCTCTTACAGAAGTTTAGATCTGTTGTACCTCTTGTATATGCGAATCTCTTTTCTTCGGTACCTTCGTTTTCAAATCCCATGCTTCCTTTATTGAAGTTAGGTAATTCGAACACTTTTCTTGTGACTTGTCCACCTATTGAGTATTCTTCACTTTCGTTCCAAATAGCCTTAATAATGGATCCGTGGATTAAAGTACATCCAAATGGTATACCGTCTGCCCATACCTTATCTCCTAGTTTAAAGTCTCTAAATGAACCATTCCCTCTACCTCTGTACAAGATAGGTTCTGCAGGAACTGACTTTGTGTAATATAGACCAGAAATAATCGGGTATTTAGCTTCTGTCATATATTCATTCAATCTAACGAATGTATCTTGTGGTAACACGTTATCTTGTTCAATTGATAGGAACCACTCGAAATCACCTTCTACTACGGCTTTTGCTATAAGGTTCTCTGCATCAGGTAATTGATACTCTATTGGGGCATATGTATTTAGCCACTGTATCATCTCTACCTGTGACCAGTTTGTGGGTATAATCTGCCCATATTTGGCCATTACCCACTCTATTCTCACCAACCCAGTACATGGAACGGCTATGAGTATTCTGTTCGTCCACACGCCATTTTTAGCGAGGGGGTTCTTATCACATTCATGGTTTATCTGTCCCTGAAGTGAATAATCGGTTCTTTGCTTCTTAACAGGCACATTTTGGGTCAAATTATGACCTAGTTTGTTTGTTTTCTTCATATTATTTCATTAATTTAGTGTGTTTCTTCAAGACATTTTGATACTCTTCATCCACCTTATATTCAGGTAAAATGTCTCTTTTAACAAGAACAACCTCGACGTTTCCGTTGTTGTGCCATGTGTTTATCTTAATTCTCCATGGTAATGGGGAATAGATGTTATATAATCCTCCTTTATAGAAGTTATCATCTGGATCAAAGTATGACCAGGTTTCTTCATTAACAAAGTTGACATGTGTAGGATCTCTAAACATACCTTGTGATGTTGCATATGGAGCACCGATCATAAATTCACCGCCTGGTTTAAGAATTCTCCAGACTTCATTCATGAAACTTATAAAAATTCCGTGTGATGGATTAATGTGTTCTATCACATGGTTTGCTAACGCTGTATGAAACGATTCAGATGGTACCCCCCATGGAAATACTTCTAAATCTTGGACTAGATCTACCCCTGGTAGTTTTCTGTAATCTATCCCGAACCAATTCTCTCCTTGCTTATTCTTACCGCACCCAATGTCTACGTATGCGACCTTTTTGGACGCTAAAACGTTTTTCATTTCCTTCGATATTTTCATATTTAATATTCATTAACTAATAAAATACACTTACTAGGAGTAAGTGTACTTTATTGCTTTTAACATGTCAAGCAGTCAGAAACTAAACGCTTGCGAATCTTATTTGATAAGTAGCATTTACTGACTGGTTAGTAGCACATGAAGAAGAAGCGAAGGTGTTACCTGCGAACAGGGTTCCTACGTTAGTTGTTGATGTGTTGTACAAACCGATACAAGAAATGTTTGCTGTAGTTGTGACGAAGCTAGCTGCAGATGCAAATGCACCTGTAAACTGAGCTGTACCAGAAGCTACGATTGAACTTGAAACTGCTGCTCTTCCGCTTGTTGAGTGAGTTAATTCACCTACAAGGGCTGTAGCTGCTGCTCCAACCACAGTTCCAGTTCCGAGTGCCATATAAGTGACGCTCTTTCCTGCTCCTGAACATAGCCAGTCAACAATGTACTGTCTAATTCCAAGATCTGTGACTTGGTTTTTTGTCCAACCTGAATCTCCGACTACACCTTTACCATCTTCGGTAAGTTGTACTCTGAAGAAACCTTGAACTTTCAAACCGTCTGAGTGAGATTTTGTTTTTGCCATAATTTTTCTAAAAGTTTCTATTAAAAATACTAATCTAGATTAACATTTTGCTTACAAGTTCGACCTAGTAACCAAAACATTGTATTGAAATATACATATTCATTTTTTAAATTGTTTTTAACATCTATCATTATACAACACATACAAAAAAAAGAAAAGCAAGTCTTTCAACTTGCTTAACTTATCTGCTTAAGGACTATTCTGTTGGTGGATCTACGGTTACGACGTCTTCGATGGATGGGTTATCCACAGCGGTTGCGTCTCCCATATCAATTACTGGTACAACTAGATCTTCAGCGATGCTTATTGAATCTACAACCGAAACTGGATTAACTGGTAAATCTACTGTTTTATTTTCTGATATTGATATAGAATCTACCTTATTTACCTCTTCTTCTGCTGCCATTGCCATAACAATAGCCTCGGCGATATTAAGTTTATCTGACTCTTTTACGATCATTTCAAAACTTGAATCTGCATTACCTTGACTCATAACGAATCCTTGTATGCCTTTAACTTCGATGTAATCGATAAGCATTAGGTCTGGGGCATCTGTAGCTGCATATAAGCTCATTGGTGAGCCTGGAATCAACTTAACTGGTACTCCTAAGGTATATGTATCATTAAATACTGCTTTAAACTGTTTATCTATGAAGAATGTGGCTGTTCCAGCCTCCCATTTGATCCTGAATTCTATATCTGTATCTGTCCAATCATCATTCCAGTCTATTGCGGCTGAGGATGCTGATGTTGTTCCATTAGAACATTCTGCTGTTAATACACCGTCTACTATTTGAAATAATAGATATGCGTTTTTATTGTATTGAATAAAACCGAACCTGGAGTTATCTCCAAGTACTGGTTTGGCTATGTTTATACTAAAAACTGCATCACCACGAAGTATATCTCCATAATGAATAATAGCGGCCTTTGTTAATTGTAACTGTCCACCAACTATATCTGCGTCTCCGTAAGCTAATCTCCAACTATCTAGGTCAAAACCTTCTTGTGCTGGATCGTATGTGAAATTAATAAATTGATTTGCCATGGTTATATATTAACATAGTCCTATAGCACTTCCAGGTTTGAACTCTGTATTCCTAGTACTTCGAAGTAATCTAAAGACAATGCACTATTAGCGTTGTTTGATATATATATACTCATTGTATCCCCTGGAATAACGATTGTCGGGACTCCTAGGGCATAGGCGTCACTAAATGTAGCCTTTAACTGTCCATCGATATAAAAGAAGGCTATTCCTGGTTCCCATTTGATTCTAAAGACCGTATCAACATTACTCCAATCTGTGTTCCAGTCTATTGCTTGTGAATATACTGTTACACCGTCGGAAGATTCTGCTGTCAATACGTCATCTGCTATTTTAAAAGTAAGGTGTGCGTCTTTGTTATGTGCCATGAAACCGAACTGCTTTGCATCTCCTGCTGCTGGGGCGTCAATACCGATACTCATTGAAAGATCTCCTCTTAGGAGGTCTGCGAAATGAATGATCTCTGAATTACCTAAACTGAGATGGTTTGCAACGACAATAGGAGCACCTGATATGGTACTCCATGTGTTGGCGTCATATCCCTGACGTGTAGGATCATAGTAGAAAGAAAAAGTTTCGTTAGACATTGTTTTTATTTAAATTGATTAATACAAGTATTCTACCATAGTACTATTTGGAAATGAAACTTTTTACTTGTTCTGGCGTATTATCTTTAACTGTATATATTCTATGAAATTCTTTGTGACAAGGTCTACAAAAGGTAATGCCGTTATCTATTACGAATCTAAGTTCTGGATATTTAGAAAAGTTAAAAATATGGTGTGCTGTCAATACACTTAACCTATTTTCTTCACATTTTTGACATCTATTATGGTCTTTATTTTTGACACCCTTCTGCCATAATTTTGATTCTAAAGAATGCCTTATTTTTTCATTTTCAGTCGATATTCCCCCTCTCCATCTACCATTTTTATCACCTGTAATATCTGGTCTTCTCTTCCCGATCTTAATGAGACTTAATTTCTTTTTGTGATCTGGGGTTCTTACATACACACCAGAATGACCCCTTCATTTTTGAAGTGTCATTTATTTTCCAGTGTCTATTAATTGTTCTTTTATAAATACCTGTTGGCATCTATAAATCATAACATAAATTAAAAGAATTTACTACTTAGTTTCCTCGGTTTTCTTTGCAGGGGCTTCAGTTTTAGGAGCTTCTTTCTCCTTCATGTCGGCTGCGAGACCTAAAATAATATCTTTAAGTATATTTGGGTTCTTTTTTAGAAGTCCAGGGAGCATTTTAAGTGCTTCGCCCTCGATCAATTTTTTCATAGCTGGAGTAAGTTTTGTTGAACCTGTTCTCACTTTACCTTCTGCATGACCGTATTTCATTTCCTGCATAGTGTGCATTGGTTCGATATCTTGTCTCTCATCTATAAAAGGATCTACCTCTTCGGCTTTAACTTCTACAAAGTCTGTTCCAAAACATGGATGTTTTCTCATCAATTCGATTATTGAATCTTCCTTGACATCTACAACTCCAGCTTGGAATTTTACGTATAATCCAGGGACTGCATGGGTACCTAAATTTCTGTTACCCTCTATTCCTGGTCTCAAAACTATCATGTAGTTTGAGTTCTTGCTAACAAATTTGATTGACATAATTTTTGTTCATATTTTACTTAATAAAGCGCACACTTTCGGCCCTAATAAGTAACAGGGGTCATTCCTGTTACCTATAGAACCAAAAGTTCTTTTTAGAGACTATTCTCTAATGAAACCAACCTGTAGATAGTTAACAGCAGCGTCTGTCAAAGATGTTGCATCTGAGATCATAACTACATATTCTCTACCTTCTGAAGCTGTCAATGGGTAATCTGCGAAATCAATAGCAGTAACTATTGCGTCAACTGATACTGCTGCCCATACTAGGTTCGTAGAACCGTCGATTGGGTTAAATTCGTAAATTCTCACTGCGGCTGCTTCTGCTCCTGAAACGTTCTCATTGTATGAGAAATTTCCAAGGGCTACTCTGTGTCCAGCAACAGCTTTTCTAGAAACTACGTTTCTATCATAAGCTACTCTGTAACAGACATTTTTTGATGTTGATGTATCCAACATTGCATCATATACCAATTCTCCTTCTACTGAAGAAGCAACTAGACCAGCGCTAACAACCAAGTTAGAAGCTGTTGTGATTTGTGATGGAACTGCATCCAGAATTCTTGCTGAAAAACCTCCTAGGGCTGCTCCTGCACCTGCGTCTCCTTTGCCTGCATTAATTCCAGCAGCTAATAGAGCCAGTGTACCGAATAAACCTGCGAAAGTAAATACTGTTGCACCAAATGATGTCGTTAAGGTCAATGATGTAGCTGTAATAATAGATATAACTGGAGCTGATGTTGAAGCGCCGTTATAGGCGATTCTAATAGCTACTGATTGATCATCTAATACTCTTGCTACTTTTGATTCTCTTAACAAATATCTTGATTTTAATCCTTCCATGCTTGCCATAATTTTATTTTAATTAATGATACCTAACCCTGTATCTAATGGGGACCGATCCGAAATCGGACATCCTCCTGATTTAACGCCCCAGGAAAACGAAGGGCCTAACTATTTTGAAACTTGATGATCTTCTTACATTGAGAAATAAAGGTTTTTTTGGATGAAGACTGTTTCATGTAATTACATATTTCACAACATGGAGCCACATTTTCAATCTCATATCCGATAGAATTATCTATTCTATCTAAACCAATTCCTTCAATTTCATCTCCGCAATAATGACAACTCTTATTCCAAAACTTTATGAAATCATCCAAAGTGAGAGTAAATCTGAATAAAACATACTGGGATCCTTCTTCTTACCACACTTTGGACATATTTTCATAAATTTATTTTAACTTAACGAAGACTAAGATGTAACTCCTAATAGCAATGCATGCTTTGGAGATTGTTCTCTTTGAAGTCCGCATTCAGTGATATATTGATCTACTTCACCGTCAGCGTCTGGAGCTTGGATGTTTGTTTGTAGAGATGTATCTCTGTTATTCATGAATCTGTAAGCAAAGCTTTCCATATCCATCATAAATGCGTAACCTGCGAAATCTTGAACGAACATTGGGTTGTGAACAATGTTTACTGTACCGAAAGCTGTAACCCATGTTGATATTTTCATACCATATGTTGTTTCAACTGGTTTACATAAAATTTGTCCTCTTGCAATTTCGTTGATAGCTTGCAAAACGATACCACCAGCAAAGATCATTTTTGTATCATTACCGTAAGTAAATCCTTCTCTCAAGAATGTGTTCATATCTGGAGCTGTCAATGGACCGCTTTGATTTTGAACATAAGAATTACCTGCTGAAATGAACTCATGAACTCCTCCTGTTGATCTTCGTGGGTGACCATAAAGACCTGTATCTGCAAACTTTTGACCCCACCAGAATGCTCTTTCGATATCTAGTGCGTGCTCTGTACCTTTCTTTGCTCTTTGATAAGGAAGATCTTTACCTCCGTAAAGGTTAGCTTCTTTCTCTGTATTTGAAAGTGCAATTGTGGTTTTGAAAATCTGTGTGTAGTTTGTCTGAGGTGCTGTAACTGTTGAGTTAACATTTCTTGCACCTGAGTTTTCTTCATTAACGTTTCCGATAATGAACAAACCGTCTCCATCTTTGATAATAGCTGCTGCTGTTGAACCGAAGCCTCTTGCTGCTGCTACTATGATGTTTGTTGCTACTGTGACTGCTCCAACAGTGAATACTTCACCTGTTCTTGCATTCTTTACAACGTCTCCGAGTGTAAAGATAGCTGCCGAACTTGATCCAGCACCTGTTACTGTAACGTTTTGGTTTGCAGCTGCAGAAACGTCAGCGCCTGAGGCTCTTGCGTATCTACCACCGTAAACATCTTCAAACCATTTGAACTCAGGGTTACCTGTAGCTCTCTTCATCATACCTGATCCTTTCCATGCTTTTCCATCCCATACTTTTCCACTTGATTGTTACCTTGTTAAAACAAGGGATACATCATTTCTGTGTATCTCTGCAGGTTTCCCAGCAGACCAGACTATATCTTCATCCTATTTTTTATATAGGAGATTGGCGTGTAGTCGTTGAGGAGTCTATTCGATACCCTTTTTATTGAGTATTTTAATTTGATCACAAAGTTGTTGTTCCTCTTCTGTGTATGGAGTTCCTCTTCCTCCTGATCCAGGAGTTCGATTCAACTTTTTATACACTTCCATTCGTGAATTTACGAATGAAAGAAGAAGTTCTGCTTGTGACTTTTTACCGATTAAGAATGGAGTTACTTTGTCTAATAAACTTTTAACTCCACTGATGTGGCTTATTTGAATAACAGATGCCTGTTTCCAGTTCTTATTATTAACCTTTTGACGTTTTTCTACGAACATTGTAATAGGAATTCTTTTTAAAATATCTACAACATGATTTATAATATCCATGTTTGTATTTCCTATACTAATTCTAGGTGTCAAGGTTGGATTCTTTCTATGTGACATCATTCGGCTTATACCGATTGAACCTTCACCGTCAAGAATCCCTGCTAGCCAACTCATTTCTATATCAGAAATAGTTTCCTGCTGATTGCCCATTGTATTATCCACAATATTTTCACTTATTTGTTGTATCATATGTATAGTATACACTACCTACATTTAAATTACAACTGTTTATAAGTAATTGTGGCTTTAGGGGTTTCCAGCATATAGCCAATTAATTTTTAAAGTACATTACTGCACAAGAACGCTGGTTTAAAGTTAACGTTCGTCAGAAGAGTTACTAGAGGGTGCTTGTTAGGTTCGAGTAAGAATATTTTGTCCACCGCATCAACGATAAGTCTTTGTTCTGAAGCTGCAGTTGTGGTTGTTCTTTGGTAACCAGTTGCTGCAGGATTTATAACTTGACCTGTTTGATGTGTTGGCTCTGTGTAATAAGGGTATGCCATAATTTTTCTAAATAACTAATAACTAATAAAGCTTATAAATTTGTGTGTTAAAAACAATTTATTATAACTTTAAATAAAACCGACTTAGAAGATATTAGGATTAGATTTTGAGGCAATGAGTGTATCTACGACATTTTCGTCTCCTCTAAGGTGAGTTGTACCTCCTGTTGGACTTCCGCCCATATTCAGTGCACCCATCTTTTCAGCTTCTACTCTGTCTAGATTTGCTTGCTTTTTAGCGTCCCTCTCGGAAAGCTCTCCCTTGACTGCATAGTATGCTACAACTATATCTGTAACATCGTGTGAGTCTAACCATTTGTCGATCTCTGACGCGTACGTCGAGAAATCTGGCGTTCTGGCGATGAAGTCATTGACACTTGATTCAAATGCTGACAAATCGTCGCGTTCCTTCAATTCTTTCTGAAAGTCTGCTCTAATTTGCTTTGCTTTTTCCTCAACGAGTTTGTTGACATCCTCGGGTGCTGCATTCTCATAACCTTTCTTTCCCAATTCCTTTTTCACTTCTTCGTTAGCCTTACTAACGATTTGTGCATCTCCGATTGAAACCTTACCTTCCATTGCGGCTTTCGCCAAATCTCCAGTAATATTACCATCGATGATGGCTTGTACGATCTCGGGACTCTTATCTAGTTTGTCCAGTAATGGAGCGATGTCAGAAAAGAATTTTCTGAATTCACCTAACTCCTGTCCTTGTCTTCCTACAAGACTCTCCAACTCAGCATGCTGTGTTGGATCTATCTTAACTTCTGCTCCTGCAGCTGGTGCTGCTTGTGTCTGCCCGCCTCCAGGATTATTTGGATTTGGAACACTACCTCCTATAGGGCTACCCGCGGTTGCGGACCCATCAAATGCGTTTGCCATATTTTTATTCATATTAAATTAATAAACTGACTGAGCTCAAACAATTATCACACTTATTTCTTGAATTTCTTCGAAGAAATCTTTTTAGTGATATCTAATAAATTTACCCCTTCCTTTTGTGGAGGTTCCTTTTTTAGCTTTAAAAGGGCCTCAGAAATGGATGGACTTATTAGATTCTCATGTGTTTTTTCTATATTCTTATTCATATTGGTTATATTATACTCTACTTATAAATTCTTGGCAATACCCCCTCTAACCTCATTATTTTCAGATCTCTTAATCCAGTTACAATCTATTAACAAATTTGCCAATAGCTTTTGAACACTTACCTCCGTTGGCTTCTTCGCCACTCTCGGTTCCTTCAGCTACTTCGACCCCTTTTTTCTTCTTTAATATCTTCTTAACAACCTTTTGTGCTTCGGCCTTTCTATCAGGACCGATGCTTGAATAAGGTTTCTTTCCCATAATGTCTGATTGATCAAACACTTCTGATTTACCTTTGTCTTCGTGATTTACCATGTTATTTTTTTAAATGTTTATTAATAATGACCTTTAATTCGCCCTTCTTTTTCTCTTTACTCTCCATGTGACTGAGGGCTTTATAGTAACTTGGAGTTTCTTTAAGGTGTGCTAATGCAATTTTTCCTGTCTTGATTGGATCGTCATTAGTTATATTGGTATTCATTCCTTCTTTAGGACCTTCTGTACCGTGTTCTAACTCTACTTTAAGACCCCTTCTAAACTGTTCAACTCCCTTAGGGCTTAATTTAGCACCAAGCTTCTTGACAATTTGTTGTGATTCTTTTGTAGTAAAGTCTTTCTTCATTCTATTTCTTTAAGTTTGGGTATTTCTTTAAATGTTTCTTTATAATTTTCCTTCTTGTTTCAACTCCGACCTTTAAGCGACCCTCTTGTGCTGAGGTTGCTGTTGTTGTGGGTCCTGAGTAATTGGGTGTTGTGTCCATGTTAGTATCCCTTGGGTTTAGCTGCCTTAACTGCTTTCTTTAATACTGTAATCTTTGTTAACTTGACTGCCTTTGGTTTCATCATTTTTGCAAAATTTGGTGTTTTGAGTCTTGATCCTTTTGGAACCTTTACTGAATTCAAACTACCTCCTGCCACTTTCGGTGCCTTTTTGAGACTAGAAAGTTTCGCACTCAGTTTAGGGGCGATTGATGATTTAACTTTTATAACTGATTTTGGATTGGATATGTTCATTGTATTCAAACATTATAACACACTTTTAATAAAATTAAACAACCCCATATGCACCGCCATTATCTTCTATCTGTTTTTCTACCTTATATTTAGGGTTTTCTGTCTTTTTTGACTCAAATTTGAGTGATAATACAGCGTCTTGTAGATCAAGCATACCTGTAATGGCGCCTTGATATTGTGAGATTTTTGAAGGTTCTTTAACTGGATCTATAACCAAGAATGAATCTTGGATGACCGCGATTCTCTCTTGTGTGTATTTAAGAATAGCAAACCATACTGGTGTGCCTTCTAATTCACGTAAGAGTTGGTTCATGTCTGATATAGACATCTCCCTAATTGAATCTCTGACATCTTTTGTAAAGTAATTCTTGATCTCGTTTATATTTTTATTCATATTGTTTTTATATTATTTTTATAATTAAACTAACTTCTTCTTTAATATTGTCTTCTTCGCTGGTAGTGATGTCGGTGCATTTATCGGCATTGATGTTCTTGGTTTATTCTGAAGTGGAACTGAAGTTTTAAGTGGTTGTGCTGATGGTGCAACTCTTTTAATGGCTGGTATTGCTTTAGGTTTCTTGTCTGATAGGTCTTTTGCTTTTTTAGCCGCTGCTGCAACTCCACCCATTAAACCTCTCACACCTGCGTTAAGATAAGCTCCTGGATCTGAGAAACCTAAGTTCTTCTGATCTGCTTTTCTTGTATCTGAATAACTTGATATTGCTCCTCGTGCACCAGAGCCAACTATCTTGGCTACATTCTTTGCGGCTCCTACGATTCCTGATGCGGTATTCTTAATACCTTCCATTGGGCCTCCTTTGCCACATGCTTTTTTTAATATTGCTTTTTTGTTTTTCATGTTATCTTTTTATGTTTTTAACTTGCTTATAAGACATTGGTATCGACTTCCTAAACCACTCTTGTTGCTGTATTGGCGTCATTTGTGATACTGGTGTGGCTACCGATGCTAACTTACTAAATTTAGAACCTATTGGGACATTCGTCGAGGGAACCTTCTTTATCTTTATCTTTAAATCATCTAACCCAGAAGGAACCTCTCTCTTGACCGCTTTTTGTAATATCTTTTTCTTATCCATGTTATTGTTTTCCTAATGAATTATTCTTTGATTTAGGGATCGACGTTGCTGTCGGCGGTGTTCCCCTCATACTTAATAAATTGATTGGTGAGCTTGCTTGTGCAAAGGGTGATTTTGGCATTCCTCCCTTTCCTGTATGTTTCTTAACTAATTTCTTAACTATACTCTTCTTTGTTCTTGATTGTGTTTTATGTTCTGGAAGATCCTTAATATTAGGTGTGGCGTCTGCCCACTCATGAGCACGGGCCTGCATTGAAGGTCCGAGTTTGCCAGCGAAGGCGGCTCTCATTTGTGCGAGACTTTGAAAGGGCATATTATTTCTTCTTTTTCTGAAGGCTTGATGCTTGGTTCATCAACGCACTCTCAGGATTACTATTGTTACCCATACTTGTATTTGTATTTACTTTACCAGTTCTATTCATTCCTCGTGGATTAGATGTTGGTAGGGCAACTCTTGGTGCTGTTGGTGGCATTCCTCCCATATTCAATAGATTGATTGGGGTTGATGCTTGTGCCATTGGTGATGGTGCTGCTGCGCCTCCTCTTAGCATTGCTAGAGCATTTGCGGCAACGTCCGTTGGAATATTTCTTGTACCTCCCATTGGAGATGGAACTTGTGGAACTCCTGCTGAAAGAGCATCTGCCATTGGGTCTGCTGCTGGCATTGCCATAGGTTGTCCGTCTGGACCGACTGGCATTGGTTGACCGTCTGGACCGACTGGTTGTCCGTCTGGGCCCAAAGTTGGTTGTGCTTGATCTTCTCCTTTTGCAACTGAATCAATTGACCAGTTCCAATCAACGAGAATCTTTTGTGTAAGTTTTTGTGGATCAACGAATGGTAAGTTGATAAGAAGTTGGAATAGATCCATGTCTTGTTTCTTCTTAATATCTTGTTGTCCAGCGATTGATGGAAGTACTGTTGCTTTGTAGTCAAACATACCCATAAGATCGTCTTTTTGTATAATAGGGAACATCTCTTTACCATCGTCTCCGATGATTCTGATCGTCATATCTGCTGTAAAGAATTGTCTTGACATATCCATCCAATATCTCATCAAGTCTGAGAATCCGTTACCCAAATGGTTAACGAATAGTCTAACTCTTTCAAGTGTTGACTCTCTAAGGTGTCTAACTTCTGTTGCTGAGCTTGCTGAGCCTCCAGCACCCATTGAAAAGTCATCAACTCCTGATGCATATCTCATATCTGCCTTTAATAGGTCTTCCTCTTTGTATGCTGATGCCTTAATATCGCTAAATTGAACTTCTCTAACACCGTTTGGATCAACTGAATAGATAATACCGAATGGTCTTGTAACCAATTCTTCTTTATTGATGTTTGCGAGAGGATTTACGATCCACATCTTGTGAATTGACAAGGTTGTAGCGTCTAATCTCTGATTTTTGATCATATTCATCATGATTTGAGGATTTTCGAGGATCATAGGGAGGCCATAACCTTCATATTCACCTGGAACCTTCAAATATGGGAAATCTATGTATGTTGACTCCTTAAAATCGTAAGGAATAGGCATCCAACCTCCTTTTAAGATAGGTGTCCATCCTCCTCCAACGTGAACTGAGTAACAATCGGCAAAAGGTTGTGTCCATTCGAACACTTCGTACATCTGTAACTCTGGATCACCGAATGTATTGTATTTATCACTACCAAATCCGTATGCTGGACCGTTAAAAGTGTTAACACCCTTAACTGTAAGGTCTTGATTTTGTTTAACTTGGACTCTGATTGAGGCATAATCTTGTAAATCTCCTCCTGGATTGTTCAAAGCGAGGGCTAATCTCTCTGGATCTGCATTTGGGTATCGTCTAACGATCTCTGCAGCTGTCAAAACGAGTCTTCTGAACCAATATTGCTTGCTGGCTCTTTCTGTATTGTGCCAATCGTAGAACAAAGAGTAGTTGTCTACCCATTCTGCGCTTGGTGCGTCATAAAAAGTTCTGGATTCTTCCTTCCATTCATATTTTTTCTTTAATAGGTCTTTAGTTTTTAGGAATTTTTGCTTTCTTACGTCCTTTTTCCAGTATGCTTGTAGATATCCCATACCATAAACGAGTGATGATCTTACTACATCCTCGGTTGTCTTGTCCATTTTTGAGATTTCCCATAGATAGTCTCCCAATTGCTGTTGTTTTTCTGCTTTTAACTGGTCATCTGCTGTTCTTCCTTGTACATTAAAATCGGGTCTTGCGTCTAAGACACGAGGCATAAGGGTCTCTACGACTGCTTGGACGTAGGGAACGAATATGTTTGACTGCCATGGCTTAATTTGCAATTGTCTATCACCATTGTAGGCGATATATAACTTGTAAGATCTATCCAAACGAGGTTTTATTACACGCAAAAAATACTGACGCGCATCTTGCATCTGTAGATGGAATTTTGCCTGAAAATTCACCTCTTCAGGTCCATAATCAGATGGCGTATACGTATTGAATCTGCTGTACTTATTTAAAATAATTGACATATTGGTTATTTTATCATAGTCCTTTATTAATAACCAACGGATGGCAGATGTTGACTATAGTTAATCTGATCCATTTTTTTATCTGATATTACCTTAAAACCCTGTAGGGCGATAGCTGTGGCAAAAATACAGTCATCATGATACGAATCCATACAAACCATATTGTTTGCATCATTATATATAAATACTGTCATCTCGTCTACCGTCTCCTTGCTGTGTAGTGTCACATTATCTTCTCTAGTCATCTGTTCGAATTCATCGATAAGGATGGGTCTAGTTACCTTTGTCGTCTTCCAACCCAATTTATCAGACCATGGGTTGCCGATTGTGTCAAAGCGAGCTGGTCTAAAATAAAGTGATGGATAAAGTAATGTTTTAAGAATGTTAAGAACTACGTTACCGTGAGCTTCAGCTTCTACTACCATCAGGGCATTGTTATATCTTCGTCCCCACTTATTTAAAATCTCTGCAAACTTGTCTGGTGACTTGTGGCCTCTCCACATCGCAACTTCTTCTCCTGTTGTTCTATCAATGATAACAGCAACGGCATAGTCTCCCCCAGTTACACCTTCAGAACAGTCTGCTCCAACTACATAAAAATGTCCTTTCTGTTCAGGTCTATAAATTCTAAATCCTTCCTCTTCTCGAACTATGTGTTCTGTGCCGTCTTCGAGTTTTACTTTATCTCCAACCTTCAAACATCTCTTTCTTTGTAATGAAATTGCTTCTTGTGTAAATACAGATCTACCTGAGATAAGGAACTCAAGTGCATAGTTGTTGTTGAACT